TAAATAAAGCGATATCGTTAGCACTCGTTACTGATTGTGATAGTGTATAACTTGTTGTTGCACTAACAGAAAAATCTTGTTTCACTAACGAGTGAAAGGAAGTTGCTGGTTGTTGTCCTATATATGGAATAATATTCTCCTATGTACTAATTGCATCTACTACACTAACCCAAACATCTACAGAACTAGCTGTATCTGAAATAACTTTAAGTGCATCGCCTGATTGTACCACAAACTTTGCCCCTCCGTCTAATACTTGTAAAGCTGACCCTGCTGGTATACTAACATCCTTTACTAAACTAATATCGTTTGAACCATCGTTAATATAACAATGAACTGTTATCGCATTAGCATTGACATTTGCCAAACTAATACCAACAACTGTATCAAAACTATTTGCAGTAAATATGGTAACAGCCGAAGTGCCTACCGCATTACTTGTGAATCTCCTAAAATTTTGTGCCATATTTCTCCTTTATAAAGCTATACTCATAGCAATAGCAAACCCAGCAGACACTTCACCATCAGCACCATCTGAACCAGCTGCTCCTGTAGCTCCTGTAGGAATGCCTAATGTTAAATTTAATTGGTCACCACTTACACTTGCTGACCCTGTAGCACTTGACCCAGCTGATAATGTGTTAGTTGTTAATGAAACTGTACTTATCCCCTTACTCAATAAAGTTAAATCTGTACCATTTGTATTGTAACCAATAACCTTATTAGCATTATTTGCGGTTGTGTCATTATATGGTACAGTTAGACTCGGAGCTGTTGAGCCTGTAACAAATTCAGGTAATTGTAATGTTCTATCAATCTTTTCTTCAAACTGTTGCAACACCATAATAGTATTATCAAAATCTGTTTCTAATGATGCAGCTGTAAATGAAGCTCCTGTAGAATAAACACTTTCCCTTGATAATGGTTTGTTGGCGAGAATGGTTAGTTTTTGTCCTGAACTTGGAGCTGAAGAATAATTAACTGTACCTGTTCCGTCAGCTGCTATAGTTACTGTATAATGTACCGAAAGAGTTTGAGTTGTTTCTCCAAGGATTACTTTCAGTTCTGAGCCAGCATTAATCTGAAAACTAAAAGCAAAAGCAGTTTGGCTGCCATTGGTTGTATATTGAACCCTGCGGTTTGTATCGTTAATGTTAAATGTTGCCATGTAATTCTCGCTTATAATATTTATACACTATATGACCCATATTATCAATCTTAATCTCCATAGAGCAACTCCAGACTTTTAAATACTTTGTTTTGATTCTGAATGTTTTTTAAAGTTTCAAATGTTTCATAAAGTTCAGGAAATAATTGTGGATTATTTCTTATTTGATTAGCTGCATTTTCTCTTTTTATATCCCAAACATTTTTTAAATATGTATATTTTTGTTCATTTGTTCCGTTCTGATACTCAGTAGTTTTCATAACTCTACGCAAAGAATTTTTAAGATTTGTATTTTCGTTATAAAGTTTATTTCTTCCATTGTCAGAAATTTGTCCATTCTCATCCATCTCTGTCCATAACATATTAAAATAATCTTTTTGGTTTTTATTAAGTTTTATACCATCAATCTCATCAACATTCCAAGTCAGAGCTAGTGACTTGTCTGACGGAGATAAAGCTAGATTTAATATTTCTTTTTCCACATCATCAGGAGCTGAAGTTTGGATTCTGAAAGGAGAAAAAACAGCCTCATAACCAAAAGCAATATGTTCACTAGCTCCTATAGGTTTGTTAAACATACCTCTCTGTTCATAGTATCTATCATTATACTGTGGATTCTTTGTAAACATCTGCCTTCTCTTATCATGAAATGCCTTATAAAAAGTTCCCATTTGTTGCCTTTCATAAATTGAATAATCAAAAGTTGTATCTTCTTTTTCTGGTGATGCAGACCTTTCATAACTTCTGTAAAAACTACTTGTTGGCGGTGGCAAATCACCCAAAATAGGAACTTCATACTTATTTGCATAGGATAGTAAGGTATTACCCAAAGGTACACCTAAAGGATTTGTTATACTAAGAGTTGTTCCGATAACCTCCGCTGACTTGCCGCCAAGCCATTCTACAAATGCTTCTCCTTGAGTTTTGTTATGACCCATAAATATTTTATTAAACTCAGCTACACCTTGCATAAAAGGTTGGTCACCTACATAGGTAGCCGCACTCATTGCCATCATTGTAGCCATAGCTTCTAAATCATCAGCACCTAATACAGAGGCATATTGATTGTAATCTGCTCCCATAGCTAATAAACCTGATATAGGGTCAAGCCTAGTAAAAGGTGTATACTTGTAAGAACCATCATCCTGTTTTAAACCAATAGCATAATTTGGAATATTCATATCTCTCATTAATTTTCTAACCTTATAGTCAGGATGTGGACCACCTGTAATAACTACATTATCACCATGAGAACCTGAAGCCATAGCAGCAAACTGCATTACTATAAAACTTCCTGTTGTTACTTTGGCTAATGCTTTATCAAACTCTCTGCCCTGTCCTTTACTTAAAGCATCAATTACAGGAAAAATATTAAATGAGTTATCAAAGGTTGTTTTTGCAACATTAATTGGTGTTTTAACAAAAGGTGCTAAAAAGTTTAAAACAGGTAGTCTAAACACTTTAGATATTTTTGAGGTAACAGGGTCTAATGGTTGTTGAAATGTTATTTTTTGTGCATGAGCATCCGCTCTATCTAAAAAGTCCATTGAAAAATATTTATTAGGATTTGCCATGTATTGTTTAATTAACTCATCCCCTTGTTGTTTTGCTTGGTTAATTGGAACACCTCTTGCAATATCTTGAGCAATTTGTGTGTCAGCAATTCTTAATGCTTCTTCATATAAAAAATGTCGTTTTGATAAAAACTTAAAAAAAGTATCCTCTGCCGATAGAAAACGAGATGGCATCCTTGTTAAGATGCCTAACATATTCATCATTGCTTCTGGAACTCTTCCTTGATTTAGTTGGTCAAAAACATCTAGCATATTATCTGTACCCTCAGTTCCTGGTATTTTTATTGCTGGTTGTCTTTTAAAATCAAATTTAGTTACTGTGTCAGCACCTTCACCTGTAATTATAATTTTACTAAATAATTGAAATGCTTCTTTCAAAGAATTTAAACTAGCTAATTCAGTATGTTTAGCTGCTCTAAAACTAATTCTATCATTCATATTTGGGTTAAACCCCAAAGCCTTACCTACTTTTGTTCTGACATGACCTATACCACTAGCTAATACATTATCAATTTTATCTTTACCCATGTGTACAACAGTACCCAAAGAGTTAACTACATGAGTTGGAAAAGCACTTAGTAAAGAATTGTAGTAAAGTTCCATAACAACCCTATATCCCCCTTTAGTTGCATCAAACAATTTTTGGAAAAAACCCTCGTCCATTTGTTCACTAACTTTAATTAATTCATCTAGCTCAAATCTTGTGTAGAGTTTTGATACTTGGTCCATAGTAATAGCATCCATATTATCCAAAGGTAATCTAGCCAGACCCCTGAATAAATCATTAAATGACAAGTCTTGCACTTTTCTACCATGTCTAGCAAATGCAACTTTTCTTGCTGATGTACTCGTTTCCTCCGAAATAGAGCTAGTTACTTTATGCAATATTCTGCTATGTATAATCATATTTTTAAATAGAGCTTGTTTTTCTCTAAGTGTTTGTTGTCTAGGTACTAACTTATGTAATGATTGTATTTCCGCTCCTAAATTAATTGAGTTCATAAGATTTATAACATAATGTTTTTCTGACATTTGTTTGGTTTCGTTATATCTCATTGCAGCTTTGAGAGCATCTTGAATATCCTTTGGTGTAGCATTTTCAACAATATCTTTTACACTCATTTTTTTTGAAACAACTTTTCCGTAACTTTCTTCTAAATTTTTAACTAATGCCTCTAACGAGGTAATATCTTCAGCTGCATCTTCTTTTAGCCTTCCAAGAAATTTAGAATAGTTAGATAGGTTTTCTTGACTACCCTCTTTTAAAATTATTTTTAGAGGGTCTTTAAGTGTTTTAGAAATATCTTTAGCTACACTAATATCCCCTTGTATAATTATTTCATCACCCTCTATAACAAGTTTTGATGAAGGGTCTGCGTAATATGCTTCCTCTAATTTAACAGCCTTACCAACTTGTTTTTCAGTAAATGCTTTCAGAATTTCACTAATTTTACCCATCAGGAATTTCTCCTGTGGTTATTGGCTCTGCTGTTGTTTTCTGATTCTTTGTTTTATTCTCTGTACTCGGAAGAAGGCTTCCTTTGCTGTCATTGGTTTTTCCCTCAATGAGGGTTCTTGTGATTGTTTCATAGTCTGTTGGCTCACTTCTTACTCCTAGTTTTGTATATAAACCTTGTTCAAAGTACCATAGTACAGCTTGAGTGTCACGATTATTTAATTCTATATTATATTTTGTTTTTAATGTATTTTTTGTATCTTCAATATATTTGTCCATTAATTGTCTTTCCTTTAAAGTTCTAGGTGCTGTAATCATGGTTCTGTTACCATCTTGAGTAACATTAAACATAGTTCCTCTTTTTCTATTAAATCCTCTAGTAAACCAAACATCAGGAACATTCTCATCTGAAGTGCCTAAAAGATTCTGCATAAATTTACTGACCTTTGGACCAAAGGCATCAGCTCCAACTATTTCTTTATCTAAAGGTCCAGATATTTTATTAAAGCCTAATTTTTGTCTATACTCATTTATTTCTCTTCTAGTTGTTGACCCATAAATAAAATCTAAAAATCCGTCTAAACCTTTGTCTTTAATTACAGCATCAACAAATTTTAATTGCATTTTAGGAGCAGGATACCTAGTCCACCCTTTACCTGTTGTTGGATTTATTGACGGAACATTATTAGTATCTAAAAATATATCTGCTATTTGAGTTGCAGCTTTAAAGTCTTGACCAACAGGTGTGCCTGGAGATGTTATCGCAGTTAAAAAGACTACAAAATCTTTACTCTTTGGATTGTCTTTAAATTTAGGATTAAGATTATCAAGGTTAGACATTGCATTTTTTAATTTAGTGTCATACCACCCTATGCCTGTAACATCTTGGTCAAGTTGATATTTAACTTCCTCAACAGCTTGATTTACCATTTTACTAAAATCATTTGGATTTTCTATATTAAGTTTAGGTTGAGTTTCGTAATATTCCATAATGTCATCAACCTTAACTTTAGACCCTTTAGAAGGTATTTTAAAATCATCGCTAGACATAATTTTTAATGAATCAATCTCTGTGGGAGCTTGTTTAGATACATTTGTGCTAATATCTGCTTCTTCAATTATTGATTGTGCTAATTCGCCTTTAGGATTTATTGCCGAACCAACAGATTGTTTGTCAAGTAATTCTTTTATTTCTTTTTCCAATTTTTGTGTGTTTTCATTTATTGTTGTTGAATCACCTTTTTTAATTGATTTTATAACAGTAGATATTGTTGGTATTAAAGCCTCAATAGGTAAATCAGCTAAAACATTTTTTAACCTTCCTTCAAATTCACTATCATCAGGATTTGTCATTAACTGTTGTAATACAGGAAAATCTTCTGGGTCTGCTCCCATTGCAATAATTGCGTCAGCTAGATTCTCGTCTGTTGCTTCATAAGCTGTAAATGTTGATGCAAGACTTCTTAGGGCATCCTGACCAAATGTTCCAAGTTTTGCAGTTTGAGAACCAAGTTTACCTATAGCTAAAAGTTTACCTAAACCTAAAAACGAACCAAAAAATTTAGATGCTTCATATCCAAAATTGTTAAAGGTATATTCAGGGTCATACTTAACAGCCTCTCTTGCTTGTTGCATAAACACAGAATCATCAGGTAAAACTAAATCTAGTGGATTTACTATTCCTCCTTTAAATAAACCTTTACCAATACCTTCTACAAATTCACCTGTTGCCTTTAAATCTTTTTTTGTTTGTTCATTTAGTTTTAATCGTTCAAGAATTCCATCTACACCATCTCTAACTTCATCATCAAATGTATCTAAAAAAGATTTTTCTTTAACTGTAACATATCCATCTTTTATAGTTGGTGTCAGAACTCCCCCTTTTTGTTTTAATTCTATCTCATCAATTATGATGTCAAACATATCAATATCTTTATTCATTACCAGACTCCAGCTGTTTAATTCTTTGTCTTACTTTTTGAATAATATTTGTAAATGTGGTTGATGTTAATCCTGTTTCTTTTTTACTCTTTATTATCCTAGATAATCGCATATTGAACTGTACATATTTTTTCTCAAACTCTTTATAAAATTCTAAATTATCAACAATATTCATATCATCAGCAAGAATTCCAGCATCACGCAAAATACTTGATTTACCTGCTATATCAGTAATTACAGATTTAGATGCTTGAGCTGCCTGTTCCTCTAACTGACTTTTGCTAATAAATTTAGGTAATCCCTTAACTACTTGTTGATAAGCTGTAATAGGGTCAAAAGGTTCTTGTTTTAATTTTGCTTGTTTTGCTAATTGCCTCATACCTGCTTCTATTGTTTGTTGTCTTACTAGTTTTTCTTGCTCTCTTTCTTTAATATGAACTATTTGTGAATAATCAATCGCAAACTCAGGATACAATTTTTTTAATGCAGGGTCAGAAACTACCTTTTCTTTAAAATCTTTTATTTCTGTCATTTGTATGTCTAATGCTTTTTTACTATATTCTTTCCATTGGTCTGATGTAAGGTTCGCTAAATTATCTTTAATATCAGTAAACTCCAGAGTGCCATCATTTACCTTTTTATCTAAAAACTTCTTCAATGTTTGGTCAACATTAATATTAAAACCAGCATTTATATCGGCTATGTTTTCCTCATATTCTACAGCTGCATCTCTATCAATAATTTTAAGTTTTTGTATAGTGCTAGTAATATCATTTGGAACATCCATACCAGGTTCAAATTGATTAAAAAATCTATTGAGTTTTTGTTCTATTTTATCTTTACTCAAAGTTATTAGTGTTGCTGTTTGTTTACTTTGAATAGAGTTTTCAGCATTAATTTCAGAAAGTTTATTATTTATTTTATCAACATAATTACTTTTTGTGCTAGGTGATAACATACTGTATAAAGTTTTCATATAAGGGTTTGTCTGCTTAGTATCAATTAAAGTGTTTAAATCCAAACCTTGCTCCTGATAAAATTCAACCATACCTCTTATAATTGATTCATCAATTCTTTCTTCACCATTTTTAATATATTTTAATTTATCGTTTGCATCTAAATTACTATTCATAATTTGTGTTTTAAAACGATTCTTTAATTCTGTTAATTTTGTAACGATTGTACTAGGTGGTTCATTTCTTATAAAAGTTTTTAAAACAACAGGGATAGTATCTATCTCTTGTTCAGTATTTAAAATTAATTTAAGTTGTTCATTTTGTTTTTGTTTTTTTATTACATCTGCTGCATAACTAGAATAATAAGAATTAGTTAGTTGTGATAATCTTGCCTTTGTATTTATGCCTGTTTGTGCATCAATCTGTTTTAATTTAGATGTGTACCCAATAGTAATTGCATCTAACCCATCAGCAACCTGTTCTATGGGTAAATTATTTATCTCTGCATTTGACATATAAGTTTGGTATTCTTTTGATGCCTCAATTTCTATTTCACTTTGTAGAGCTTGAAATGCTGCTTTACGAGCTGCCTTGCCTTTAGCACCATAACCAAGACGATTTGTTATGTTTTGACCTTCCTCCATTTGTTCTAATTCTTTTAGTGTAATAGGATTAGTAGCTCCATAAATTTCTCCTTCTTCTACTGCTCTGGTTTGCATTTCCTTAAAAAAGAAATTGGTCATTTGATTTAGATTTTGTGACAATGCGGACATTCCAGATTGTGCCTGGTTATATACACCAATCTCTGCCTCTGACGATGGAGAGTAGCGAGGACCGAGAAATTGTCTTTGTAATGTTTTTCTTGTTGCCATTATATACCTGGTATCATGTTAGTTGAACTTTTCATAAATGGTGCTACACCACTTAAACTTCCTAATCCTGTTGTTCCAGCAGCTGTACTTCCAACTGCTAGATTACCCATGACAGGAGTTGTTGTCATAGCCGACCTACCCATTCCAAATCTATTTCCCAAATCAAGTGAAAGATTTGGTGTTAAAGCACTAAACGCACCAGATAAACCAACCTGTAATGCTGCCATACCCAAACCACTTAATGCCGAAGTTCTAGCTTGTGCTTGTGCCATCTGTCCTCTGTACTCTAAATAACGAGCTTCCCTATCCGCTTTTTCTACAGCTAATAAAGCCTCTTCTTCCTGAACATTTACATCTAAAGCAGCTGGTCTTAAAATCTGTTGTTTACTTACAGTATCAACAGAACCAACAAAAGGATTTACTGCACTTGCATAACCACCAGCTATATTACTAGCTAAAGCAATCTTTGCTCGTCTTAATATTTCATTGGCTTTTTCTTTAGCACTTACCGCTTCTACTCTTCCCTCTAATCTTCTATTTCTTGCTTGAGCTTCATAGGCTTGTCTTTGTATCTTACCACCAGCAACAGTTGCCTGATATTGTCGGTAAGCTAAAAATAAACCAAGTCCACCAAATACTGCTGAAGCACTCATTGACTACCACTCACATTGTATTCTAGACCAAGTAATGTAAAAAACAAAGGCTTAGTCTGGGTTATTTCTAATTGTACTTCGCTACTATATCCAAGTATTGGAGTGACTCTTTTACGACCAGAAAAAATAGTTTCTGCTGAATCAAGAGTATAAGGAAACTGTTTTAAGGGAACTTCCTTGCCATTGATAGCAATGTTCTGAGTTTGAAATAAAATAGGACTAGCATCCACAATTCTTTTCTTTCTACCAACCATAGTTCCAGAAGGGAGTCTAGGTTCAGCTGGTAAAGTTCTAGCAACCACATCATAATGTAGACCTATCTCTACATAGGTAGTTGGTATTTGGTCAATAGTTACTTGTCCAGACGAAACAGTTTTCGTACCCAAGAATATGTCATCTCTAATAACTTCCACAGTTTTTCCTTCAAGGTGCGTAAGACCTGTAACTGTTGTTGAGGTAGGCTTATTCCCATCAGCAGACCCATCAAAAAGCTGAAAAGAGCAATCAGTAGTTCTATCGTCATCTAAAATCTCCACATAGTGTTTTGTTGCTGAGTTAATTGTTCTTTTTACAATAACATAAATATCATTAATATCTACACTACAATCTTCAAAAGTTCCGTCAGTTATAAATTCACTAGGTGCAACAACTTTCTGTGTTCTGTGTATAGAATAGGCTGCCATCGTTCCGTCTTGCCCATTGACAATAATTAATAAATCTCCATCATCGGTGGAGGTTGCTCTACGAAATGTCATCTTAACAGGAGTTTTTAATAGGTGGCTAGATAATAAAGATATGTTATTTGATTGATAAGATAATTCAACATCGCTAAATAAAAATTCTCGTAAGGCTTTACCTGACCTTTGTAAAAATATAGTACCACCTTCAGCAGCTACAGGCATAAGATTTTCTTTTGACCCAGATTTAGTTGCAGCTTTGATTGTTAAATTACCTGGTGTAATTGGTTGACCTTCTGCCTGTTGAACAAAAAACTCATTACCTGTTGTAAATATTTGTAAATCCCTTCCACTCCTTAATCCTGTTATTGCGTTTACAGCATCCGAAGAAAGTATGGCAAAGATTGCGTCATCATCCAAACCTTCGGACTCCTGAAAATTAAAAAAATCTCCAACCTTGCTACCAAATAATGCAGAGGGTAGACTCTTTGCACCGCCAAAATATAAACGACCCTCATGAAATGTACCTGACCTTGGGTAACCTTTAGTAGCTGACCAAACATCCTCATAACCTGTTTCTAATTCCCAATTTCCATTAGCTACTGCACTCGTATTAAAGAAGGGTACTTCAACATTTACTTTTACACTTGTTGCAGAAACAAATTCAATTATTCTTGCTCTACCAAAACCATTAGTAACATTGAGATATTGATTAACATGACTTGAACTAAATACACTTGCAGAGGCAGTTATTGTTGCTGTTCCGTCAATGGATGATGGTGTAATTGTTCCAGACGGATTTGTTGTTGCAAGTGTGAATCCATATTGTGGTGAAGTTAAAGATATAGTTGATGCTGTCCAAGTTTGATTGTTTGCACCTCTTACAATTTTGATAGGTGCTAAATCCTCATTCATTAAAATTAAAGTGTCAGCGGATTGTGTAAATGTTAATTTATCAAAAGATATATCACCCAAGGAAACTGTTAAATAATTATTTCCGCTTGAATTTATATTTGTAATAAGTTGACCATTACTGAAAACAAACATCCTAGCATTATTGGTTGAGCTTGTTGATACTTTGACAAACACTAACATAAATGAGTCAGTAGTAGAAAATTCAAAAGGTATTAATCTTATACCTTGCTGAGCAGTAATACCTGAACCTAAATGACTTGAAACATCTAATAAAAATTGTGTGCCTGGTCTGCGTTCTATAGCTCCTTGAGGAATACATACAATGTTTGTCGCTTTCTCAAGTGCATTTTGATATTGTTGAATATCAACCCTACCTTTTACTAATGGGTCAAACTCACCCATTGTGAATGACGATTGATACTGAACAATCCTAGACATTAGTTTCTAACCTCAGTTAACAGATACTGACCAATAACAGGTGGTGTTTCTCCAGCACCATCAATGTTAATAGCTGTTCTGAAATAACCTCCTCTGTTGTTGTCAGCTGCTGTACCTAATGCAATTTGTTTGTAATATGCACCCTTCTCTGTTTGGTCTGTTATTGGTTCGGCTAAGTTCCAAGCTAACATATAGACAAGTAATTGTGTGAAGTAACTCGGTAGTTTACCTTCAACAACATCCTGTTGATAATCAACAAAAATTTTATCTCTGTCCGTTAATAATGTTTCGCCTTGTACTTCCCATTCACCATTTATTTTTGGTGAGCCTCGGTCACCACTTGCATAAACCGCTCTCGGAACACTATTAAGCATATCAGGGGGGAGGGCATATTGATATAAAAAATGTGCTGTTGGTGCGGTGGATAACCGAGAAAGCTCAGCCTTTTTTAAAGAAAAACTCCAAGGATACATACCTAGAGTTGTAGCTTTAACCTTTGGAAAAATTATAGAACACGCATTACCTACTGCTGTTCCGTTTGTGAAATTTGATATTGTATCAGCACCAAGCAACAATAGAGCTTGATTTGCTATACTTACTTGAGTGTCACCTGCTGCCATAAAAATCCTTTAAAGTAGGGAGGGAAAAACCCTCCCCACAGTTTATAGTTTAGTCTGAGTCAGCAACACTTAATGCTGTTCCATCTGAAACATCAACTACGCCGCTAGAATTACTTAAGACAATAACTAGCGAAGCTGTAGGTGTGTTAGAATCATGAACATAAATTAAATCACCGACTTTTACTTCATCCGATACTGAATTGAAGTAAGCAGCTGTATTCATCGTGGCTAAGCTGTCAGTTGTGGTATAGCTCCACATTTGTGGTGCAGTACCTCTTTTACTCATGCCGCCGATTGGATTCCAGCCATCTCTTGAAAATGCCATAATTTACCTCCTACGACTCTCTACAAGTTACTTTAATAAGACCAGCTGTGTCAATCGCAACAGCACCAGCAGAATACATAGCACTCACTAGGAATGATGTTTTCTCAGGCACATAGTTGACCTCAACTTTTGGTGGGATACCCACACCGCAACCGATGGCTGAACGATGATAGAAGAAAGTATTTCTATCGCTTGAACCATCAATAGCTAGTCCGCCTTCATCTCTGTCACCAACAATGTGAAACTGAAAACCCATCATGGTATTCAATTCACCAGCAACTAGAGCTTTAATGTTTTGGAAATCTCCAGAGATTGCTCTTTCATCGCCAAGCAATCCAGCAAGACTATTCGCATGAATAACTGCGTGTCTGTCTGTTGGAGGAACATTAGCAGCATCCATAGCTTTTTTAGCTGCGATGATTTTACCAATGTTCAAATCTGAAGCTGCCGCTGAACCTGAAGTTACTACTGTGTTAGCAATAGTTGTTCCTGGAGAAGCTGCTTCCATAACATCAATTATTATTTGGTCCTCTCTACGAGCAATGGCTTTACCCACTACTTGTGCAAGTTCCTGTCTTTCGTCAAAATTAACCTTCGCTTGGTCAAAAATGTCCGAATATTCAGCCGCAATGTAGTTCTCCATAGTGGCTGTTACTGTTGAGAATGAAGTGTTTAAAGGAACAACATCTGTCTGTGGTGTTCTAATCTGTGCAGTACCCTTGCCAATTTTAGGGAATTTTACAGTTGAACCCTCAACATTTGTACGCATCCTAACACTATCTCTTAATACTGCATCACCTTGATAAGCCTGTTTTACTTCAGCCTCAAACAAAGTAATAAATGCAGTTGATAGTCCTGTACTCATTTGTACTCCTTGTTTAAAATTAATATAAAACTAATCGCCTATCGGTTATTGAAAAAATTCAGCCTTGGCTACAAGATTCCGCTCTTGCAACGACTCATTTCTGAGCAGCCAAACTCGCCCTGAATAGGGTTGTGAGTTAATATTATATTTATAACTTTTTTTTTAGAAAAATTCAAATTTATTTTTTTGCTCTATTATAAGAACGAGATACAATTTTAAGATTTGATGAATTATTGTTTTTAGGGTTTCCATCTTTATGGTCAATATCTTTATTATCACCTTTCTTTACAAGACCTTTTTTCATAAGTAATCTTCTATTTTTGTTTCTCATAACTCTGTTTTGTATATCACTTTTAGAAGATTGAAATTTTTTGTACTCATTCTTATAGTTTCTCATAATTTATAACTTTCCAGCTCTCTCTAATTCCTCTAAATCTCTCTCAACTTGTTTTCTAAATGCTACATCATCTTTATAACGAGGGTCAGCGACTCTTGACAGAACCTCGTCTTTAGCTAAACCACCATCAGAAACATTGACAGTAGGTATTTCTCTCTCACCCATCAATCCTCTAAATTTATTTAACAATCGTTGACCAGAGGCTGTGCCACCCCATATCTCAAGTTCACTATAATCTTGTTCCGATAATACACCTTTAGAAACTAAACCCCTTCCCCATTTAATATTAGAGCTTACAATGTTGTCTGCATTCTCACCAAGTTTTTCTTTTTCTTCTTTAATATGAATTTTTTCTTGTTCTTGTTGTTCAACACCCATTTCTCCTATTTTAGATACTATTTGGTCAAAAGCAGTTTGTGAAATATTATTTTCTTTTGCCCAATCCTTGAATGTATCTAGTACAGGGTCACCTTCAGTAAAACCAAGTTCTTTTGATTTATCTAAGGAATACTCTTTCGGTGCTTTAAAATCCCCATTATGGAATTTTTTTTCAAGTTCACCATAGGCTTTAGCCAAACCTTCTACATCAGGTCCATCCTTTTCATCCCAAAATTTTTCTGGAAAAGTATCTGGTCTAACAAACTCAAGATTTTCTAAATCCTCACCCTCAAGAACTTCTTCTTGTTTTCCTGTTGACATACCATCATCAGATACCTCTTTAGTATCTTCCTGTGGCTGTGACATTAATCCTTTATCTTCTACAGGTTGTTGTTCTTCCTGTTGATTTTCTTGTTCAGTATTTTCATTTTCGTTCATAAGTTGCCCTCTTCATTTTAATTATTATTTCTCTTATTATAGTGTTCTGACCATCTCTAAAATATCCAAAACTTGAATCATACCCAGGAGTCCATGTTGGTGTATCTAGATATGTTTTTTTAAGATGTATCAGTAATTTTTTCCCATCGTTAGATGAAAAAACTCGTTGATATAATTTATCTAATTCTGTTGGTTCAATAGTTTGATTAGGATTAGGTGTTGCATCTAAACCCTCCCAACCAGGACTATTTATGTTTTGTGTTTCTTGATTTGTTGCTTTCATTTTTTTTTGCCCTCCAGAGCTTTGGGTCATATCCCCCATAGTTATAATTCATTATTGACCTTTCCTTAATCTACTTAAATAGTTAGTTAAAGCCTGTCCAAAATTTATAGCTTCAGCTGGTGTATTAAAAGTAATAAAATCATTTTTTTCTATCGCTTTCTTAAAAGCCTCTTCTTCAGAATATTTTTTTAAAGCACCATTCTCCATTCGTATTAATGGGTAAAGTATTTCTTTACCTTGATACTCTGTTGACCTTGTTAGAATACTCTCTCTTGCTTTAGTCATTGGAGTTTTAGGGTCTAATGCTCTTTTCATCCAAGGAAGATTTGTGTATTGAGAAAAGTCATATTGTTTAGACATTAATGTTCTTTGACTTCTTTCCATTATTGTTCCTCTTGCGGTGGTGGTGGTTGTGCTTGTTGTTGCTGAGCCATCATCTGAGCTTGTTCTGCCATGACCTGTTGCATCTGCATTCTCTCTTCCATAGTCGTTCTAATGTTTGCTGGAATGCCCATAGCATCCGCCACAAAGTCAGCAACCTCCTCAAGTTTTACTGTCATCTGACCTGTTGGTCCTAACTGACTAGCTATCTGTGCGTACTGCATAACTTGGTTAACTTTAGCCATATTTGTTGCCATGGCAATTTCACCGATTGGCTGTATCTTAACTTGCAGACCATTTACTTTCAATGGTAACTGAATAATACCTAGAGTATCCATGACCTCTAATGTTCTTCTCACAACAGGATACATTGTTTCATTTATTAACCTACCATAAGCTGCACCAAGATTCTGCGAAAGTTCCTTCATTCTTTGTGATACTTCTAAGGCTGTTCTCGCTGACATATTGTCAGGTGGTAATGATTCATCCAACATAATTTTTTTTATGTTCACTCTTAAATCATTCGCAACAATCTGTGATAACTGTGGGTCACCACTTCTCGGTAATGGTTGTAAGTCAGCTCCTCTAGGACCACCATTAGAATTTACAGGAATGATTGCACCAGGAACAAGATTTATAGAACCTGGATTAATTACACCAGAATCAACAGCAGTATACACTCCTGCAATAGTGAGTGAAGCATTTTTAAGAGTTAATTCTAAAACTCTGTTTAGGGTTTTTATATCTGGTAACGCAGTTAGAACAGGTCCTCTACCATATCTTTCGTTAGCTGCTTTCATGTAACGAGCAATAATCCAAGGAAAAGATTTTAATCGTCTATAAACTAACTCATTCTTTCCGCTATGGTCAACAATCTGATAATGATAATCTCCTGTTTCTTTGTCGTAATATGTTCCCTCAATAAGTTTTACTGTTTCGTTTTCTCTACCTTCAAAACTGTTTTTCATATCTTGCGGTATTTTAATATCAGGAAACTCTTGGTCAAGAACACCAAAAGGCTTTCGCATTTGTCTATATACTTTATCTACTGTTCCGAATGGTCCTTCCTCAAAGGTAACTAAAAAAGTCGGTACAGCAGTATATCGTATAGGTGTTATTTCATCTCCAGGCTGTACCAACATTACCGCTGTACCAATCGCTAATTCTAAAAGAAACTCGCCCATCGCCTGGTCAAAGTTAGATTGTCGCATAACATCAAACATTTTGTTTTGATAACTGTCTAATACTTGCTGTGTTTCTATTTGTCTTTCTTCTGGTATTTCAGAACCAGGAACTAAACGACACCATTGCGTAGCTGGAGGAAACAATCCTGATTGCATTTTATTTGCAAATTTTTGTGTGGAATCTATGGCTGTTGAATCAAACACCCTTGACATTTTATCTTGCCCTGGAGTATCTGATTCATAGTATCCATCGTAGAGATTTCTCATTGGCAGGGCATATCTGTAGGCATCTTCGTAAATAGACCTCCAATTATCCTTGTGACTATTTGTAAGTTCGTATTTTTTTTTTAATTGTTCTGGTCTAAGTTTTGCCATTATACTGACCTTCTTTTCATAAGTGTTCTTCTTTTAACAGTTGGTTGCCTGATAGCACTTTGTGGGGATTGACTAAAAACAACAGCACCTGATTTAACTTTACTTTTAACATCATTCTTAAAATTTTCAAAAAGTTTTTTATAATTAGAACCACCATTAGCAAGTAGAATAACTTTACCTAAAGGCATTTTTTCATAAAGCATTCTCAAACCTTTGTCAGCTTTTTTTATATAATTATCGTATGAATCTTTAATTATCTTTGTCATGTCGTTTTCTTATTTTTGTTAGCAAAGTTACGAGCTGACTCTACACTTCTAAATCCCCAAGCTCGTAAAGCCAAAGCCTTTCTAGTCGGAGTGCCATCAGGATTTTTCATTGGTCCTTTCATTCCAGCAAACCGAGCTGCAAAACTTACTCGTCTAGGATTCGTTCCTGTTTTTACAGGTGGCTTTAAATTTGACCCTTCTTTTCTTTTAAAAAAATCTCTGCCTTTTTGTGTTAGACCGCCTCTAGGATTTTTATGTTCTTTTCTCATAATTATTCATTATAAGTTTTTTATGCTTTACTTTTTTTAGCAAATTTCATTTTAGATTCGTTTACAGACATTTTCATCTTACCACCTGTTAGTTTGGCAAAGGCTTTAGCCTGGTCTAATCCAGATTTATTATAACTAAATGATTTGCTTTTCATACCATCTTTAGTTTTATACATTACCTGGGGCATCTTCTTCTCTCCTTTTTTTTGGATTTCTAATATATTTTTTCATTAAGCTCTCGGATTACGACTTGGACCTAATGTGCTTTGGCTATCCTCCTCTGGTGTTCTACCAATGAAAGCGGTCATCAAACCTTGAGAACCTCTTCTCACTCGTTTACGAGCAGCAATTTCTCTTGATTCTCTTGCCTTTGTTTCTTCAGCTAACTTCTCTCTTCTAGCAATAGCATCAAGCTCGGCTTGGCTAGGACCAGGTGGAGGAGCTGGTGCTTTTGGTGCTGAAAATATTCCACCCATATTTTACTCCTTTTCTTTTGTTTTAAACAAACGACTCATAATATAAAAGTCAGATTTGTCTGGACCATACTCTCGTAATAATCCTTCCTCAGTAAAGTAACACTTTTTTGCCCACTTGTATGCTAGACAATTTTGTCTATTAACATTTATCTGTAATCTGTGTATATTTAATTTCTCTGCAACATACTCAAAAAATTTTAAACTTGATTTATGAAATACAAATTTATTTTTTGTGAGGTTAGAACAAGGTACTAACCATGCCTCATATACTCCTTCCCATAAAGGTATAACTCCAAAACAACAAACAATATTTCGGTGACACATTCCAGAAAAAGATAACCCCTCCACAGGATATGTTTTGATGCGGTCATCATAATCTATAAAACTATTGATTAAATCATTATCAGCTTTTCTAATATCCATAATTTTTAAATGTGTATAATGAAAAGGTACAACTCTATTAGTAATTCCATCTAAACCAAAAATAATATTTAAATCATTATAACTAACTTTCATTTATTCATTTTCCTAATGTTGCGAATATGAGTAATAATCATACAGATGCAAAGAAAGTATAAGGTCTTATGGTCATTGATGTAAGTAAATAACACCCACCAAAATTGCGAGAATAAACCAAAGTATCCAGAATATTTCCAACCATTACCATACAAATAGATAGAGGCTATAGCTGTAAATGTAGCAACGGATTCTACTAACAAATACATCATTTCAATGGGTCAAAATCTATTTTAGCAACAAGCGGTTTTAATTGTTGTCGGTTACCTTTTGTCATTCGCCTATGTTCTCCTCCTCCAAGTAAACAATATCCAGCAGCATCACCAATATGCGAATGTTCATTTTTATTCGGTGTATCTCTAAATCGTTCCTGACCAGCTCCAATAGCTACTCGTTTAAAATGATAACCGCCGCTTAACGATTTTCTTAATCTTACACATTTTCTATCCACCCTAAATCCTGGCTTGTTATCTATTAGCCTAGACATCGGCATTGCTAATGCTTCTCGTCTGGTTCTAAAATCATTTGTTGCAGTAGGTTTGGCAAAGAGTCCATGTACATTTTTTAAATGGTCAAAACTCGTATTCTCAAATATCTGGTCGCGTTGCATACCAGCTGGGTCACCCCAGATTGATAATTCATGTTTCGGAAAATATCTATTTATATCCTCTTTAAGTAAAGTACAGAATCGTTCTAATCCCATATCAAAAGTTACAAGTTCATGTAAAACATTCCATACACCCTTCGGAGTTCTCTGGGCAAATACAGCAGCTGGTGTTAATCCAAAGTCAAGTCCTATCTGTATCGGTTCACCATCTAATATTTGACAATCATCAACCATACTCGCATCGTCATACTCACTCCATACAGGTTTACCTTCTTGAACATAAGTAAATTTACCTTCAGCATAACACCGAATCCAATCAAGATTCTTACCACCCAACAGCTGTTCGTAATATCCAACAGGTAAGTTATTTAAATTTTCTGCTTTATCATTTGTTTTCCACCATTTACCAGCTGCAAATACATAGCCTTGAGCTTCAGGCATTTCATCAGGTACATCCTTCGCCTCAAAAACTCCAGGCGGTTGGCGAAAAAATTTCCAGGCAAAACGACCTTTCGGTGGTTCTTTTTCGGATAATCTATAAATCCAATGGTCATCATCGCATGGGTTAGTATCAAGTATAACACCTCTCCAAGTAGGACCACCATCCTCCTTAACAGGATACCTGCCTACCCTATGCGTCAAACCATCCACTATTGACTTTGGTAGCTCCCTCGCCTCGTTTATCCATCCTCCTGTAACTTCTAAAGATAATAACTTGCGGACATCCTTGGGCTGGTCTAAAGCTAAAAAAATTACTTCCAAGTCTATACCAGCTGCTCCTTCTCTACTCGGTAATTTTATGTGGTGCGTGATTGGTGGTGAATGGCGAACAGCTCCGTAGATATGTTCAGGAAACAATTCTAACCAAGTTTTTAAAGTTGTGGTTTTTAACATAGGATACGAGTTCCTAACAATAACAAACCGAGAATATTTTATGCCATCTCTTTTACTTGGTTTTTGTTGTATAGCTCGTTTAAAAATTTCTGCACAGCACGCATAGGATTTACCAGAACCGACAGGACCAACCATACCTCTGACAAAACTATCATCATTCAAAAATTTCCAGACAGTTGGTGATTTACTAAAATCAAGTTTAAGTCCTGGAATATTACTGTTCTGCATAAATAATACTCTTAAATAATTGTTCAGCAATTTGTGGCACTATGGAGTTACCGAGTGCTTTAATTCTGTTGGTTCTATCTGAGTGTAATTCGTAGGATACCCCATTAGGAACTCCACAAAGTTCGGATTGAGTTTGCCACCAACTACAGCGTTTAAGGGTTTTGTTTTCCTTTTCATCTGACTTGGGCTGCCATTGTTGTTTGAATCTTGAATTGTCGGAGTCGGATACATTCCCTCGGTCTGCAACTTGTTCACCACATCGTTCAGTTTCGCCCCAAACTTCGTTCCTGTCTTTTTCCTCGTTACTGTCCAACCCTTTGAGTTTCTCTCCACATAATCGGCTGGTTGACATACATCCAAACAATTCCCCGCTGTGGGTGTTGGATACATTGTGTCCGATAATCCAGATTCTTTTTCTTTGATGCCATGCACCGACACCGCTAGCTGGAATAACAAGACATTGGACTTGGAAACCCTCTTTTTCCAAATCATCTTGCACCTGTCGGAGTACCATGCCTTCTTGGATGTTAACAATTCCGTCAACATTTTCTCCAATAAACCACCTCGGTTTGCACTCGGCAACAACTCTAATAGTTTCATCCCAGAGGTATCTATCGTCATCTTGTCCTTTGCGTTTTCCTGCAACTGAGAATGGTTGACAGGGAAATCCTCCTGAAACAATGGTAGCTGTTCCATAATTATCTCCTTTAACATTTCTAATATCACTTTCTATTGGAACATTTTTCCAATGTTTTTTTAAGACCTTTTGACAAAATTCATCCTTTTCAACAAAACCAATAGTTTTTATTCCAAACTGTTCAGCAGCATAACTAAAACCTCCGATACCAGAAAATAAATCTAACAACTTATGTTCGGTCATTCTTTTTTTTTAATCTTTCTTTTTGTTCAATACATTTTTTTAAACGCATCTGTAAATAATGAACTTCCTTCTGTTTCTCATTTAACATTTTTTCAAGTGTCATTGTTTTCTCCAGGTCCAACCATTTTAATGTCAATAACCGCTGGTTTATCACCCTCAGTTTCGGTATCTAATAATCCAGCACTCTTAGCTAATAATTGTAAAACACGCACCTTATCAACCATCTCAATATCAAGAGTACCATCTTTTAGTATCCTAATTCTCTTAATGGCTGATAATGCGTGTTCAGGTATATCCTTCACATCCTTGACCTTGGCTAAACCATTATCCCATGTAACAACATCCGAGATATTAGCTGTACCAATATTTATTAATTCACTAGCTAACGCATCACGATTTTTATAAATAACTTCACTACCCTTAATCTTTCTTTTGATTTGTCGGACACTAGCAAAGTTGTCAAGGCGAGGAAGGACTCTTTTAGTCATTAGAACTGAATATCATCTTCAAATTGATTATTCTGTCTAGGCTGTGGTGAAGGTGCTGATGGAGGACCATCCTTTTGTGGTAACAACATAACCTTCATAATTAGACTTCCGTCTTTGCTTTTTGTCTGTATTGGCAAAGAATTAAATATAACATCCCAGCCTCCTAACTTATTTTTAAAAGCCTTACCAACATTATGCCAATAAGTTTTACCATCTTTACCCTCTAAAGGTACGACAGCATTTAATCTATCAACCATAAAAACTCCTTTGTAAAAGTTGAAAAATATTTTTGTGGCATCCCCCCTATACGCATAGACCCCCTCCCCCCCTAGGTACGCCACTTGGCACTTCGCCTTTTTTATTTTTGCGAGGTAGGATTACTGCGTATTCTTTGCTTTGCATTTCTAGACTTGACTCTAGGTTTGCTAAATTAATCAAACTTCAATCTCCTTTTAGGTCGCATTGCTTTTGCCAAGTCCTTCATAACTTCTTTAACTGTGGTAGGTTCTGGCTTTAAACAAGCTAGTATGTATGATATAGGAAACACAGGTGGTTTCTTTTTCTTTCTCAGTATATTCTCAATCTTAGTTAGTAGTGCTGATGTTGCATCCTGATGTTTAATGAGTTCTGTCATCTGCCTCCAATCTCTCCTATCTGGTTGGAATGTTGTCTGGTAGATTTTTAAATGGATGTTCTGGAACTTCTTCATCATTTCCATTTCATTTAATTTATTCTCTTTAATAGTATTTCTATTATTATTATTTAAGTCTAGTTCATTGAGTCTAGTTTTAGTTGCTCTAGGGTCAACTTGTTTGTTGCTCTCACCGCAACTTCTTTGTGTTTTCTTATCTGGTTTCATAGCAACTCGTATTGTATCGTTCTGTTCTATTTGTTGCAACTCCTCATCGTTAATTAATGCTCTGGAATGTACTTCCTTATCGTTCATTAATGGGTCATAGAGTATTCTATAGACACTTGATTTATGTTTTACATTCTTATACAGCGGAGAACCTTTTCTGAGTCGTTTAATATAACCCCATTCAATTAGAGATTTTATAGCTCTGGATACACTTGATTTATCTCTCATGACTTGATTACCAATGTATTGATATGTTGGAAAGCAGACTCCTGTATAATTATTTGCACAGCTGCATAACACAGATAATACTAGGTATTTAATTGGTGACTTGGCGATGCGTTTATCATTCAAAGCTCTTCTTGGTACAACAGTAAATGGTCCTCCAGAATATACACTCTGTATATTATTCTTACCATTATCCAGAATCTTCTTCCGTATTTTGTCCTTGTAGTCTATATCCATTTTTAACAAATTGTTCATTGCACTTTAGTTCTAATGTTATTCTGTTTCCTGTCACAACAAAAGGTTCATCACTCCAGAATATCTTGTTACACCAATCACATTTAAGCCTATGTGGTCCGCTGTTCTTCTTCATTTTTCATGGATAGTCTAACATGACAATCAATATGCTCGTTAATTAATGCCTGAAGGACATTCGCATAGGTCAAGTTAGTCAGTTCTTTTTTAATATACATTCGCTGTATATCACCTAGTTTCATATCATTATTCAGACAGAATAAAAGAAACTCTACAGCTTCCTTTGCGAGTAATCTATGCGTTTCACTATTTCTGTTCAGTATCACTTGGTATATCCCCAGCTGAATATTCTACCTCTTGACGATTATCTATCTCCTCATGAGCTTCTATTTCCTTTTTAAGCATATCCTGGTAGCGACATAGATACCACATTGCCTTGCGTAAATCTCTATCCTCTTCTTTTTTGCGTGAGAGTGGGTCAAGATGTTTATGTTTATAAGAAAATCTATAAGTGTATTTGTAATGTGAACCCAGAAGGTAAGCCTTGAATCCTTCATAGCCAAGTCTATCTCGTATATAATCTATGCACTCAATAGTTCCTTGTTTGTAATGGTCAGGATTAATTAATTCTATATTGTATTTAGGTTCAGCCATTATACCTCCTTAATTGTTATATCATAAATAGCTTCGGTTAGTTTTTTTTTTACTCTATACACAGAAGTTTTTACTCCCTTTACATCCTCAATAATCTTATTACCATTTTCGTAGTACATAAAATCAGCAATGTATGTGCATATCTTTTTCCCACAAACTTCAATAGGAAACTTTGGTTGTAATACTAAATCACTAATTCTTTTTTGTTCTCTTAAAAATTTTAATTCTTTGTATCGCATAGCCTCTTTCTTTGAGGCAAAGGTGATACCATCAACCTCAGTTCTAATCGCTTTGTATTTTGTCATCGTTCACTCGGTCCTTATATCGCCTTCCAGCATATAATAAATTTAAATGTTCCTCCCATTTAAGGCATACCCATCCGTAATAACCTTTTGGTTTATGATGTCTGGCTATCCAATCGTCAACTAATTCCTGTGCGTTTTTACAAGTATTAGTATCACCTACATAATAATGATTAGCTGGTGGTGGGTAATTAGAAAAAACCATAATCCAAATTGCAAATTTAACAAACACTAGAAACCAAACAATCTTCTGAATGCACCTTGGTCCTGTAAACCTTCCTCACAATAATGTTCAACAAGTCTACCCATAGGAACTCTTTTATTTTTAGATTCTTTCTTTAATCTGTCGTAAACTTTATCATCAATTCTAATAAATAAACCTTTCATACTCATCCTTTCTGTGCCTACCTATGGCTAGTTATGGGGAAGGATACCAAAAAATATAGGTAGGCATTTACAAATATATCAGAAATATATATACTGTATAGTAGGCAATTATGCCTATAACAAAGGAAGGTAATTATGAACCAATCACTATTAAATACAATGTTTGATACTCAAATGAAGATATTAAAGAATTTATATTTTAAAGAACGCTTAATGCTGCCTCTAAAAACAAAAGCTGATATTTATTTAGCAAAAGAAT